CGCAGTTAGAAATTTGAGGGGCTTCATTTAATCACTCCTTGAAATTTTGAACGTGTGAATCAAAATTCTACCCTGGAAATTCAAGTTTGTAAATCTGAATCCCTAAATAGACATATGACACTTTTAACCCAAGACGGAAAGCCTTATCGAGTCTTTTCAGAACCTAACCCAATTTTAAAAGACCAAGAGTCCTTGGAAAAGGAAGCTTTGGTATTTCACAATTTCAAATGGCAACCCGATGTAATCGCTGCCCCCAAACGTAAAGTTGTCGAAAACCCAATAGAGCCACCTGTCGAATCCCCTAAAAAATCAGAAGAAATCGATGACTTTGTTGAATTGTTAAAACGAGAATCCAAAGCATTGAAAGCTGAAAAGCCAAAACCACCAATTGATGATTCGTTAGATCATAAAGATACTGTTGTGGTCTATTGTCACCCTGCCATCGTGCGAGAGAAAAAAGACGAGTTGTATGGCGAAATTCGCAAAACCATTCAGTATGGAGAAAAATTCACATTTGACGCTCTCATTTTAGATTCAAACGGATTAGAAATTAAGTTGTTTGCAAAAACAGCTAACATTGGAACCGGCTCGATTTTATATCCATCCAAATATAAAGATGGAGAAAAATTAGAACATTATCGTTGGTGGAAAGTTGTCAAAACTCAACCTTCTAACGATGGGTTTTTAATTTTGGGAGAACTTACAGAGAACCAAAGAGACTTTTCAGATTAGAAAATAGATTTGCCTTCTTTTTTTTCTGGTGCTTTCAACATGTTGACTTTTAGTCCAAGTCTGGTTAATTCAGCTTTTTGTTCTTCAACGGCACGCATGAAGCCAGCTTCGTAAATTTCAGCCATGCATTTTCCAAGATTCTCGTAATCTTTTTCATTGTAAATAACACGAGAAACTTGTTCTATAATCACTTCGTGATTGGGATATCTTTCTGGTCCCAATAGATCATAGAAGAACTTCTTGACGCCTTGCCCCAGCGGGTTTGCAAAATAATTAGCCCATTTACGACCGTCATTTGTCATTTTTCACCTTTATTGGTCCTTTTTTGGGACACACACCAGTTTTACCAGGAGCGCCTTCCCAATTCCAATCTTCTTTGGGTTTTTGTTTTGGATCAAAAGCAGCACCTGTAGCGCCACTGACTTCGTTAATCCAATTTTTAAAATCTAAATCTATCATAGTTTGTTATTCCTTATTTGAACTATTCGCAATATATATTTACATGGGATGCGGAAATACATTAGCTATAGGGATGCCAACAGCCGATCAGATGCAAAGCGTGCTTTGTAATGGATCGGTTACTAGCACAGCACCCTGCAATCGTCCAGGTCTTAGTGCTAGACCTAAAAGAGAAGCAGTCTTTTCTGATTGCCGTGATTATATTTTGAACATGTTGGGAGCCCCTAACATTCGTTTAGAACTTGATGAACAAAATATTACCTTTTGTATTAATCAAGCATTAAAAATAGTTGAAGACTATGCCCCTTCAGATTTCTTTACCTATATGACATTTCTTACAACGCCGGGTAAAAGCGTTTATGAAATGCCAGCAGATGTGGGCTATATTCGATCTGTCGAGTATCGTCACATGGGCACGTTTGCTTTTCAGGCTTCCGATTTAGGCGGTGCCATTCCTGTCGAGTATTTCTATCCAGGCGGCACATACGCTTCTATTCAGGGTGGTATGATTGATCCAATTCAACCTATTTGGGGACGCATGGGAGAATGGGTTTTATACAAACAATACGAACAAATGTATTCCAGAGTTTCATCTAGTTTAGGTGGTTGGGAATGGATTGGCGGATATAGACACATTAAGTTGTATCCAGTTCCTTGTGGTGTTCAAAAAGTAGGCGTGCATTATCTGCAAAAATGCAAAGACTGGGAAGAGGCAACACAAGCCATGCAAGAAGGCGCATTAACTTACGCTAAAGAAATCCTTGGTAGAATCCGTGGCAGAATTAAAAACCCACCAGGACCGGGCGGCGGAATCCAATTAGATGGCGATCAACTTATTCAAGAAGCTAGAGAAGATCGCAAACAATGGTTTGAGGATTTAATTTACAAATTCGGTGACCCACAAGGTCCAATCAAAATGGGCTGAGCCCTATAAAATTGGGTTAAAGTTTATGCCTCTATACTACGATACAAGTATTGGAGGTATTTTTATGTCTAAACTTAAACGAACTACAGAGGAAGTAAAACAATATTTTAAAGAACAAGGATGCGAGTTACTTGGTGAATATCTTGGTGCCCAAATTAAAATGAAGTATCGTTGTTCTTGTGATAATATATCAGAAATAAATTGGAATCATTTTACTCAGGGCAAACGTTGTGGTCTTTGTAAAAAACATGGTCAAAAGAAAAAACGTAATTTAAAAGAAGTTCAACAAATATTCAAAGATAGAGATTGCGAATTTTTAGATAAAGAATTCAAGGGCGTTAATCACAAACATAACTATCGTTGTAAATGTAACAGATTAGCTCAAATCAGTTTTATAGGATTTTTTCATCAAAATCAAAATTGCTATCGCTGTGGAATAGAGAAAAATAGTGGCCCCAATCACGCAAGATGGAATGGAAATCGTGGTTCTGACCATCCTCGATGGATTCCAGACAGAGAAGAAGCACGTCTTCGCAAATTGTTTAGAAAACGTTGCTATAAGGCAGTAAGAGCTACGTTATTGGCAACAGGAAAAGAAAAAGTAGGTAAAACAACCGCACTTTTAGGTTATACTCCAAAACAACTACAAGATCATATTATTAGTCATCCCAATTGGAATCTAGTTAAAAATGAAAATTGGCATATCGATCATATATTCCCATTGATCGCATTCATTGAACATGGAATTAACGATATTGCATTAATTAATTGTTTGGATAATTTAAGACCAATTTCACAAGTCGAAAATAATCACAAATGGGCTACATATGACAAGAAAGAGTTTAAACAATGGTTAATAACCAAAAAATAGACTTCAAAGAATGGCTTATTATTGAAGATACACATAAATTTTCTTGCGTATTAGCTCTGTTTCCTGCTTCTGATGCCAAGCGAGTTCTTGATTGGGGTAAAAAACATGTTTCCAATCAAGATGTATATAAAGAAAAAGGTCGTGAAGACGATCCTCACGTCACAATTTTATATGGTTTGCACACACATGATGCCAAAGACGTAATTGACTTAATCAAAAGTCAAAAAGGTCACTTGGAACTTGTTTTGAAAAATGTGTCTAAATTTAACACACATCCAGATTATGATGTTCTTAAAATAGATGTTGAAAGTTTATCTTTTAAAGCTCTCAACAAGAAATTAAAAACTCTGCCTTACACTTCAAGTTTTTCTGGCTATAAACCGCATTGCACTATTTCTTATATCAAAAAAGGCACATGTGAAAATCTCGTTGGAAATAAAGACTTTGCAGGTAATAAAATTAAGTTTACTGAAGTTCAATTTGCCAATCCAGATGAAAAGAAAACTAAAATAACTATCTCTTAATCCTTTTTTAAATGAGCTACAAAGCCAGTTTCTGGCTTACCGAATCCCATTGGTTCGCCCAATTTTTCAGGTGGCGGACTCTTGAATTTCTTTTTACGAACACTTAGTTTTTCCCTTTTATAGGGAACCTCTTGATCCATAAAATTTTCTCCAAACACTTTGTAGGCAGCATCGATTGCTTCTTGTCCCCACAATTGTCTAAAGGTTTCGCCGCCTATTCTATTTGGATTTGAACTTAAATTGTCTGGATTTGCTAGGGTTTTAAACTGCTGAATTTCTTGAGCCGTCATACGACGAGCTTGCGAAGGGTCGTGCTGTTTGAAAATATAATTTGGATATTCATCTTGAGTAGCATCAACAATAATGCCAGTTACCAAACCTTCCTCTATGGCTTGTTTGTCCATTTTGGCAACAAAAATTTGTCCTTCTTTGCCACCACCATATCGAATCGAATAGTAAGGATTCGTACTCCACCATCGCCCCAATCTATCTAAAGGATTCGGCTTACCTCCAATTCCTCTAAAAAGATAGACGGAATTGTGAAAATTAATGTTTTCCAACCATTGTTTGAAATTTAGCATAACCATTTATTTAGTCTAATCACTAAATAATAGTATGATTTCTTATACCGACTGGAAGATAAATTGTAAACTCAATGAGTTTCAGGAAGACGCCAATATCCAAGATTGGTTCGAAGAAAATATAAATCCACTATTAACTGAAGCCACTACTAGTGCCCGTTATAGCGTTGAAGTTAATTTTCGAACTAAAGTCAAAGAAGTTATGGAAGGCTATGCAAAAATCTGTTTAGGCTACGTTAGTGCTGGTATGAAGCAGAGTGGTTACCACATCAAACATGTTTACGATGAAAAACCATTAAGAATTCTAGTGTCCAATAGAAATTGGGACGATGGAGAATGGGTTGGATTGGTTTATTTTCATCCAGAACATGAAGGTGGCTCTTTTATCATGGCTAAAGGATTTTACAATAAAAACGTAAAATCTGTTTCTATGCAATCTCGACAAAAATGTCAAGGGGATTCACCAGCAGAGATTACCAAAGAACTTAGAAACTTAATGCACCATTTGAAAACAAAGCCAGACAAACATGTTGAGAAATTAAAAGGCGTGCCATTGAAACGTGGACCAAAAGGATAAGGATGCCATTACTAACACCGGACGGAAAGCCCTATAAAACAAGTGGAAGCAACAGACAATTTGATCCAACTAATCCTCAATTAAAATTATTCAATCTATGGGATGAAGATGCGATTAGAATGGGCGGAAGTCCAATCTATTATTATGAAATTTTCATTCCAACTGGGGAGATAGACACAACATACATTGAAGCCAGAGGAAAAATTTTCTCAAACAATCCAATTGAATTATGGGCGGCTTATGAACCTGTGCCTGCTCAGAACATGATGAGTGCTTTTGGTTTCGATTCTGCTAATGAAGTTATATTCGAATGTAACGCACAAGCAGTCATTAAAGCTATCGGACATATGCCAAAAATAGGTGCCAGAATTTATACTCCACATTTAGGAGAAAACTGGAAGGTAATACAAAGGAATTTAGGTGAATTCAAAATGTGGGGAGCATTAAGAGTTCAATTAATTTGTCAACAATTCCAAGAAAGCACAACCACTTCGGCTGGCCGTGTCACAGAAAAACATCCCAATATACCCAAGGCAATTTAGGAGAATTATGAAAAAGTTTAATGAGTGGAGAGAAGAAAACAGTGCATACGAAGACCCAGATTTACTCATCCAAAATCTAAATCATTTGGTCGATTTATTGAAAAACGAACTTGATTCATTTGAAGGTCCACGTTTCGAAGGATTTTTGAACGTAATCGGTGGTGTTAGACAATTACAATATTCGCTTGCTGAAATCGAACATGATCTTGTTGGCTCTACCAATAAATTTGCTACAGAAGCTTCTGGCGATGGTAAACCACATGGTGTTCGTGGCATGAAGAAAAACGGTCACAAGGAAGTTGCATCTCCAGGTGTTCGTAAAGGTGCCAAAGATTTATCCAAGGATTACAAGGGTCATATCAACATGAATGGCGATGTCGAACCTTTTAAGGTAATGAAGTAGGAAAAGAATCGTCGTAAGGAAGATACTTGGGCACGGTTAAAAACAATCGAAGTGGCAATTTAGGTTTAATTAATTCTCCTATTACTGTTATTTTAAGTTTTTTTCGGGGTGTGTTCTTTTTTATTTTGAACGCCTTCATATTTGACATACCTTCCTATGGTTTTGATTTTGCCTCCGAACGAACATTTGGATTGAATCTTTTCCATTAGGCTTAAAATTCCGTTCATTCCACGTTTGTTGTAAGCTGCTTGAAGCTGTTTGTATTTATCATCAAATTGATTGCCTTGATGGTCATACCAAACGTTTTTAGCTAGATGTTTGCTGAGTGCGACAATCTTATTATCTATGAAGATACGCTCAAGCTTTTTTTCTTGAGACATTTCTTGTATCTCATAATTAATCTTTTTAGGCACAATTAAAATTTGTGCAAAGGGCTCTCCTAGTTGAAAAATATGCGTTTCATCTAGTCTTGGGGCTTTAAATACAACAAAAAATATTCGGCACCACCACGGTTGGATATGACCTGGAACAGCTATGGGGCAATTGCCGGTAAAGTCAGTAAAGAATCGAGGATGTGGTTCAATTCGAACTACATGCCCTTCTGGTGGCTCGATATCTAAAGAAGAAGTAAAACCATAGTGACCGGGAGCAAAAGCGGAAAACGGTGGTGGGATTTCCGTGGCATCATAATCTTCGTCATAAAATTTACCTGAGAATTTAATTTGACCATCGTTTGTAACACGAGTTTCGTGTTCAAATGGATAAATTAATTCTAATCCGTATGTAGACCCTTCTACGAAGGGAATACAGTGCCAAGGTTGGGGCGTGCAGCCTGTCTCATGTTTTCTATGAGAGCCAGCCCAACCTGGAATTTCTAATTTAATTGGTCTTGGAGGAAAACCTTTTCCCCAAGTTCGATAATTTACTTGCATGTTAATATTTCTACACAGTTTTAACTTTATTAAACATAAATAAGTCTGTTTTAAGATAGTCTGAGGGAGAACGTCTTGCCAAAAATTTTTTCATTGGGGAATCAAAACAATCTCAAAGCATCATCTAATGAATGCAATGATATTAGCCCAGTAGCTGCCGATTTAAGGGATCGAACAGGCACTTTTTGTGCCCCTCAAGACCCTGATCCTTGTCAACCAATTGGCAGAAAAAAACAATTTGGCACAAAAGCGAATTGTGATCCCATTCAATCTGGTGCCATTATTAACGATATGACTCAACCAAATCGTAATGTGGTCAATCGTTATTCAAATGCTTTACGTGGCTGCGACCAAGGTATGCTTGATTTATTCAAAAACTTAGTTGTTCTTGATGAAGATGGCAAAGCATGGCCGGTCCCAATTATTTATGGCACCCAAGAAAAAGCGGTGATGGCTGTTCTTAGTAATAATGTTCACAAAGATAATAGCTTAGTTGTTGATAGACCACCATTGCCTTTGCTTGCTATTCACCAAAGCGATATTAGTTTTGCTAGAGATCGTTACATCTATCATAAAGCACAAACTATTTTCAGAACTTCTAATAATGCACCTATAGATCAAACAGAATTAAAAAATAAAGACACGGTATTTGGAGTCACTAAAGGACTCCCTGTAGATGTGGGTTATACGCTATACGTATGGACTTTATACATCGAAGACATGAATCAAATAATCGAACAAATCTTTTTAAAATTTAGCCCGATGGCATATATAAAAGTGCAAGAAGTATTCTGGGAAATTGGAGTTAATTTAGAAGGGATTTCTAATAATATAGATTTTGAACCGGGAGATAAGACTGAGCGGGTAATTAAATACCAATTTAATTTTACTGTTCAGACCTATATACCTCAACCAGTTACAAGAACAAAAACAGTATTGAATATCAAGACGGATTTTTTCAATTACAACATGACACAAGCGATAGATAGACAAGAAGTAGGAACTGATAAATGATTGAAATCACAAATAAAACACGAGGTCCAGTTCAACTCATTGTTAGATCAATGTCAAAAGAAAAAAATGTTGGACACGCTTTCACATGTTTAAATATTCCAGGTATTGGTGCTGGCAAGAATGTTTATCTCTTAGAAGATGAAAGATACACAGATTATATAGATCGTGCAGAAGAAGCAGGATTTATTACACAAAAAAGGGTTACTAAAATAAAGAAGTAATAGGGAGAATAACTATGGCTATATTGAGGGGTTTTCCGCCTTCCAACACGATTTCGCCTGGAGTTCGTATCGCCGAAAGCGATCAGAGCTTCATCAGTCCAGATCAAAGTTTTCATCGTGCCGGCCTAGTAGGCTTTGCATCCAAAGGTCCAATCAATGTTCCTACTTTGATCCAAACTACCAGACAACTTCATACAACTTTTGGTTATGCACATCCTGCATCCGGCGATCCTTACATGATTTACGCCGCAGAACAATACTTATTAGTTGCAAACGAACTTTACATAGTAAGAGTCGCAGATACGGATGCTGTAAGCGATGAACGTGCGACACTAGCTAGCGCTGATATTCCTGTCGCTGGTGGTGATGTAATCATTCAATCGAATACTGCTGGTCCTTATATTTTCGATACAGATTCGTTTTTCAAATGGAAATTAAATGGAGTTTTGGCTTCCAAAA